TATAAGCCATTTTTAAATCATACTCGAAGTTTTTTAGTTTTTTAGTACCTTTTTGTGGAACCTCTAATTTTCCCTCATTTAAAGCAATAACCATTTTATATTCCTTCATTGGTTTTACTTCTACTACAACTTGTTTTAGAATACCTTCCTCTGTTCTCATTTCATAATAAAAATCAGGATAATAGCAGTGTTCTTTTACTTTCATATCTCCGTTATCAAAATGCGTCATTTGGTATGGTATTTTCATACACTCTGCCCCCCATTTCGTTATTTTATCGTTGTGGTCTAACCAAGTCATTATTTTCTTTTCCCAAGAGCTCCTAAAATAAACACCACCATTTGTGTTTAATTTTATAACCTTTTCTTTATTATTTGGTATGTAGTTTCCCTGATTATAATTTGAATTAGATGGTTTCGAATTTATCATAATAAATATAATTTATTTTATATATAAAAGAAAAAGTCTCACTATGGGTGCTCTTTTAGAAATGGTAAAATTAGCTTTGTTGGTCAATGGAAATGGAGTTCCTGATAATTTCAAAAATAATTCTTTATGGTTTTATGATAAATATCAAAAATCAACAGATGATTTTTTAAATGTAAAGGTTCAAGATATATTTCCTGGTGGATTTTATTTTTTTCATTATAAGGATGACTCAAACTGGATGAAATGGGCACCAGTTTTTGTTGCTGATTTTAAGAAGTTTTCAAATAAAATTATTATATTTGCTTTAAATCTAAATATGATTCCTTTGGAGGTAAGAGTTATGATTTTTGATAAGTATATTACTGAAAGAGATTTTGAAGAAAATAACTTTTTAAAAGTTGACTATGTCGGTTTGTATAATGAGTTAAGAAATTTAGGTTTTGAATATACTCTTGTGGAGTTTGATGCCATTAGATTAGAACTAGTTCACAAAGTTCATTTGGATATATTGGCTAGATTTCTATATCATCAACATCCGCAAAATGTTTATGATCCAAAAAAACTAAATGAGATTTGGTGTGCTAAAATTGGAACCAGAGACCAAAGACACAAAGAGATGATGATATCTTCAATTGAAGATTTTTATAATATTGATACAGAAATATCGGAAAAATATGATGTTTTAAGAGATAGAATAATGAGAATAAGAAATAATGCTATTAAATACGGTAAATTAAAATAATATGAAAATTAAAAATTTAAAAAAAATCTTTTCTAAGACTGAGAAAAGTATCACTATGCCAATGTCTGTGATAACTACTGTTGAACGACCAATTCAACCGGTTAATAGACTCTCTGATGATGAAAGGAATAGATTACATGAAAATTACTTGAAACAAAATCAGATAAAAAAAATTGATCCGTATTTTATTCAAGAAATATCAGACAGACTATATGGGCCTGATTCTGATGAGTATATTAAAGCTATTATTGATTTGAATTCAAAATTTGAACCAAGAAGAGGTAGAACCGGTCCACAAATCTATAGAGATTAATTTTAGTAATATTTTTTTATCAGGAGGAAAAATTAAAATTTAATATATAAGTGAAATCTTTTAGTTAGAAATAGATGGCTACTTATAATAATTTTGGTTCTTCTGCGGAAAGAGATAATTTTGCGTTTACTAATTCAGCAGTTGAAAACAAAGGTTTATTTTCAAGAATTTTAAGAAATTTATCAAATTTCGGAATGAATTATGATGATATGATTATCCGAAATCAAGTTGGTATTGGTATAAATGAAGATCCATATGCTGCTAAGGGGAACTCGATGTATGATTTCTTCTCTCAACGGGCGGTTGCGTCTGTACTCAACAGAAAATCTATTCCTTATTTAGATAAAGCATATGCTGATAAAAGAAGAATTTTAAGAGAGTATTCAATAAAGGATGAAATACGAGATTTTGTTTCTTCAATTTGTGATGAGAGTATAGTTTTTAATGATGATAGAGACTTTTGTTCACCCAGAGCTCTATCTACTGATTATTCACAGGAGGTAAAAGACAAGTATCAAGAGTACTTTGAGAAAATCTATAATAAATTTGGATTTTCTGATAATATTACTGCTTGGAATATGATGAGAGACTTTTTAATTGATGGTTATATAGCAATCGAAATTATATACGATGATAAAAAGAAGAATATAATCGGTTTTAATAGGCTCAGACCAGAGACTTTAGTGCCGGCATATGAGCCAAATATTGGACATCTTTGGATTCAATTTCCGGAAGATCCTCAATTAAGGAGAATTTTTCTTGATTCTCAATTAATTTATGTTTCTTATTCTACCCAGAATGATTACTCTGAAACATCATATGTTGAGGGTTTAATTAAGCCTTATAATCAATTAAAAATTCTTGAACAAACAAGAATTATGTTTAATGTTTTAAATGCTCAAATTTATCAAAAATTTACTATACCTATCAAAGGTTTGTCAAGACAGAGAGCCGAGGAACAAATTGGTCAGTTGATACATGATTACTCTGAAGAAGTAGAGTGGGATGATAGCCTAGGAACTTTATCGATTAACGGGTCTAAACATTTACATTATAATAAACAGATCTGGTTTCCAGATGGTGATGCGGGTACACCAAACATGGAAATAGTAAAACAAGAAGGTCACGATTTAAATGATGAAACAATGTTATCTTGGTTCTATAAGGCATTAAAAAGAGCTTCTAAAATACCAATGCAAAGATTTGAGTCAGAAAGTGGTGGTGGAAATTTAATAAATGATTCCGCTGAAATGACAAGAGATGAAATAAAGTTTCACAATTTCATTAATAGACTAAGAGCTAATTTTAAAGAGTTAATAGTTAAGCCATTAAAACTTCAAATGTTAATTGAATTTCCGGAAATGGCTAATGATGAGGTATTTAATAATCAAGTTGACATAATATTTTACTCAAATCAAGTCTTTGAAGATTGGAAAAAAATTAACACATTAGCAAAAAGGTCGGAAATTGTTGGGACATTACTTGGTGTAATGAATGGTGAAAAACCTTATTTTCATATTGAGTGGATTATGGATAATGTATTTAAACTCACACCTGAAGAAAAAGCCGAAAATCAAAGATATTGGGTCCAGGATGCTGCTAATGCTGCTACCGCAACTGCTGAGGGAGGTGCTCCTATAGAAGGTGGTGAGGCTCCAGTTGAAGGTGGTGAGGCTCCGGCAGAAGGCGGTGAAGCTCCTGCTGAAGGTGGTGCTCAGGCTGCTCCGGAAGCACCAGCTGAGGGTGGCGGAGAAGCTCCGACTGAATCCGGTTCTGAGTTTGAGTTTTAATTTTTAATATATAAGATATGTATAATATCTATATTTTGAAGTGTCCAATATCTGGTGATATAAGATATGTTGGTCAGACAAAAATGAAACTCATTAAGAGATTGGGTGGTCATTTATATGACGCTTTCGGTAGAAATAAAAAGAAACTTAATCACAAGGATAATTGGATTAGGAGTTTATCAAAAAATGGTTTTAAACCAATAATAGAGGGTATAGAAGTTATACCAATTGAGGTTGATTTGACTTTTGTTTTAGAAAGAGAAAGGTTTTGGATTTCAGAATATAAAAAAAAGTATGATTTGCTTAACTCTACTGATGGAGGTGAATATAGCATAAATAATGTGATTGTTATTACTGATATGTCTGGTGAGAAAAATCCTATGTTTGGTAGAAATCACACTGATATTTCAAAGAAAATTATGAGTGAAAAGAAGTTGGGTTTGTATGATGGTGTTAATAATCCAAGATCTAAAACTTTATATCAATATGACACGAAACTAAACCTTATAAAAAAGTGGAGTTATGCTAAAGAATGTTGTGACTTTTATAAAATATCAAGAGGAAATATATCAACCGCTGCTAAATACAATTCCTCAAAAAAGACCGACTTCATTATAAGGCATGGATTTATATTTTCCTTTGTAAGTCTTTAGGAGTTCAAAACATCTAAATCAAAATCGGTAAGTGATTTAATTCCTTTTTCTAATATTTTATCTAATATGTCGTCTTTTGTGGTCCAACTAGATTTATATTCTTTTATAAGACTATTTATTTTTGATCTAACCGAAAGACCGTATTCGTTTTTAAAATTCGTTTTGAAAGTATTATCAAATTTAACATCATTAGTTAGATCAAATACTTCAAATGATAGATTATAATTTTTATATAATTTTATTATTTTATTTAATAAGAAATCATCTAAAATAGCAAACATACACTCATTTCCTATTTCGTTAGTATATTCAACCATTTCAAACTTTTTATAAAGATTTTGAACATTTTCAATTTCAAAATCACTCATATTTTTAATTTTACCTATTATGTGTAATTGTTTATGTTCTGTTATAATATTATAAAATCTCATGCTGCTATAGAATTTGTAACATCATTAACTAATGATGGATCAATAAAATAAAAATTATCTATTTTTCCTTGTATATTTTTATGTTGATGAAGTTTTAATTCTATTCCTGATTCTAATAAGTTTGTTATTATTTTACCCCATTTGGTCGTTAGTAATTTTAGTTCAATAGTTAATTTAAGAACTTCATTATTTAAAATTATAAAAGTCATTTTTTTTATTACTGAACAGGCATTTACAAGAGCGGTAATACTTGTATCTATTTTATCAGAAACACTAACATATAAAACACCTTGACTGTTTGAAATTTCTACTTCAAATTCAATCTTTTTACCATCTTCAAGTAATTGATTTAGATTTATTTCTCTCCTATATTTTTTCCAATTTGAAAAATTTGAGAGAATATCCTCATAGTCCTCAATTTTATTATTAAGTAGTTCTATTTCAAAAATATTTTCCATTAGAATAAGGTGAAATCAATTTTTTTCTTTTCTAAATCTACTGACGATACAACAACTTTTAAAGGATCTCCTAATCTTATTTTATTACCCATTTCATCTGTTATTGTAAAGTGTTCTAAATCTACTTTTACTTTACCAATTGAATTGTATCTTATCATTCCTTCACATTTTGATTCAATTAGCTCAACGTAAATTCCCCAATCTGTCACCCCAGAAACAATTCCGTCAAAAACTTGACCAATTTTATCCTGAAGAAATTCAGCTTGTTTGTATTTAATTGAATCTCTTTGAGCTTTTGCTGCTATCAATTCTCTTGAGGAACACCAACTAGCATTTTCTTCAATTTTTTGAGGATTTCCTTGTTTTCCTTTATTTAAAAAATCAAAAAGTATTCTGTGTGTTATTAAATCTGGATATCTTCTAATCGGTGAGGTAAAATGAGAATAGTGAGTGAATCCTAAACCGTAATGTCCAATATTCTTTATTGTGTATTTGGCTTTAGACATACATCTTGTGACCAATGTCTCAATCATATTTTCCTCAGGAGTTCCTTTTATTTCTTTTAGGAGTTGATTGATTGATTTTTTTAATTCATCACCTTCTCCTTCAATTTTCACATCGTGTCCGAAGTTTTGGCATACGTTTACTAACTGTTGTAGTTTTTCCATATTTGGTGTATCGTGTATTCTATAGACATTGAACCATTGGTTATTTGACAAAATTTTAGCTACTGATTTGTTTGCAAGTAGCATAAATTCTTCAATTAATTTGTTTGCTTCTTTTTGTTCTTTGAAGTAAACTCCAATTGGCTTCTTATTATCATCTGCTAATTTAAAGCGGACTTCAATACCACCCATTTCAATTGAGCCGTCATTTATCCTTTTCTTTCTAATTTTTTGGGCTAGTCCGTTAAGAACTCTTATTTCACTTTGATAGTCACCTTCTTGCCCTTCAATTATTTCTTGAGCTTCTTCATAGGTGAATCTTCTATCGGAGTGAATTACAGTTTTTCCATGCCATTCTTTAAGAATTTTACCTTCTTTATCAATATTGAATATTACAGAGAAAGCTAAGCGGTCTTCATGTGGTTTTAATGAACAGATTCCATTACTTAGTCTTTCAGGTAACATCGGAACACATCTATCTACGAGATAAACAGAAGTTGCCCTCTTAAATGATTCATCATCTAATTTAGTTCCTGGTTTTACATAATGGCCTACATCTGCAATATGAACTCCAACTTCAATATTATTTTCATTTATTATTTGAATTGAAAGTGCGTCGTCAAAATCTCTGGCGTCTACTGGATCTATTGTTATAGTTGTAATATTTCTCATATCTCTTCTAAGAGATATTTCTTTTTCAAATATAACTTCCGGAACTAGTTCTGATTCATTAATTACTTCTTGTGGAAAATCTACAGGTAGATTATATTCATACATTATTGAATTCATTTCGGTGTTATTATCACCGGCATCTCCTAATATTTTGATTATTTTTCCCTGTGGTGATTTAGACTCTTCCCATTTTGTTAGTTCGACAATTACTTTTTGTCCGTCTTTTGCTACTAATCCACCTTTAATATAGAAATCTGTTGAAATTTTATCACTATCTGGTATTACAAATGTTGACTTTTTACCAATCTGAACTCTACCGACAAACTCTGTTCTAAATCTGGAAATAGTTTCAACTACTTTTCCTTCTAATTTTTTTTCGCCTTTAAATATTTCAACTTTTACTTTATCTAAGTGTAGAGAATTAAAAGTATTCTTTCTGTGTATAAAAATGGATTTTTCTTCTATTGTTATGCTTGCGTTCCCACTGTTTGAGAACTCTATTTGACCTTCATATCGGTCACCTTCTATTATATTTATCATAGAAGTTTTATTCGTCAGAATCTTTTTGTTTAGTATTTTTAGAAATGTTGTCTACTCCATATTTTTTGATAAGACTTTTTTTCATTTTATTCATAACTTTTTTGTTTTGAATTGGATAGTCTACACCGTAATTCTTTTGTAAGGTTTTTTTTCTTTTTTTCTCTGAACACTTTCTGCAACTGTAATCTCCCCACTTATTATCATATTTTACATAGTTTTTAAAAATTACATCTTTTTCTAATCCACATTCATCACATTTACATTTTATCTTATAGTGAGAACCTTTCGATAATAATTCTACCGGTATTATTAATTCTTCGCCTATGGTAATATCATAACCCATGTTTTCATAATATGAAAAGTTTGACTCATTTATTTTAATTACTATCTCTCTTGTTATAATCATAAAAAACCGTCTAAAATTTAAGTTATTTATTAAAAAAAAATTTCTTCCTATTTAAAATGACATGTCTTTTTGATATCAATGGTTGTAGACGACTATAAAAAATCCACCTTTGTTTTTTTTTAAAAAACCACTCATTATATATACTTCATCTAAATAGGGTAAAAAATAATTATTTAAATGAAACCAGTATTAATCGTAGAAAATTCAACTAATGCTCTAATACGAGAAAATGCTTCCGGAAAAAAAGATTACGTTTTGGGTGGTACTTTCACTGAATTTGGTGTGAAGAACCGAAATGAGCGTATTTATACGGCAGACAGATTCTTACCAGCATTGGATGAAATGAATGAAAGAATGAACAGCTTAGGTGCTGTTTACGGTGAGTTTGATCACCCAGATGTTTTTGACACTTCTTTGGCAAGAGCATCGCACATTATCACAAAAGCACAGTATGTTAAAGAACAAAATATTGTAGCTGGTGAAATAAGACTTCTAAGCACTTATTGGGGTAAAGAGGCTAAAGCATTGGTTGATGATGGTTGTCCAGTTTTTGTTTCTTCTAGAGCAGCTGGTATAACTGAATCTGATGGTTCTGTTTCATTGAAGAAACTATTCACTTATGATATCGTAGCTGACCCAGGTTTTGCTTCTGCAAAAATGAGTGTTAAGGTTCTTAATGAATCTTTAGGTTACACTAATCCAAAATCCAACTTTAGGATATATGAAATGTCCGACGAGTCTAAAATAAATGATTTATTTAATATGAACAATAACGAGTTTGTAACTAAGAAACAGTTAACAGATTATTCTCAATATCTGGTAAACGAGATCGCTTCTACTAAGAAAGAAGTTAAAAGTGCTATTACTAAAGGAAACATGTCTCCTAAGAAATTAGAGCAATTACTTGAGTATTATGAAGAATTAAACAATACTAATGAAAAAGTCGTTAAATATTTAGATTATTTAGCTGAAAAAATTCAAGTTGTAGTTAATGAGAACAAGTCTCTTAAATCTACTACTGAAAAATTAGCTAAGCACAATGACTATTTAGCAGAAAATTTAGAGAAAGCAATTAATTATACTGAGTATGTTGCTGAAAACCTTGATAAAAATATCGAATATTCTGAGTATTTAGCAGAAAATCTTGATAAGAATATTTCTTATTCCGAATATATTGCAGAAAACTTAGACAAAAACATTTCTTACTCTGAGTATTTGGCAGAAAATCTTGATAAAAATATTGGTTATTCTGAGTATTTAGCAGAAAATCTTGATAAAAATATTGCTTATTCTGAATACATCGCTGAGAATTTAGATAAAAATATTGCTTATTCTGAATACATCGCTGAGAATTTAGATAAAAATATTGCTTATTCTGAATACATCGCTGAGCACGTTGATAACTCAATTGCTTACTCTGAGTATTTAGCTGAGCATGTTGAGGGTAATATTGCTTACTCTGAATACATCGCTGAAAATTTAGATGACAATATTGCTTACTCTGAATACATCGCTGAAAATCTTGACAAATCTATTTCTTACCAAGGTTTAATTGTTGAAAAATTAAATGGTGGTAAAGTTTTCGAATCTGAAGGTGCTTTTCCTTCATTGAATGCAGCTGGTTTCGAAGCTATTCCTGATATGACACATGAAAAGGAAGAAGAAAAAGATGAAGATTGTGGTCCAAATTCACAAGAAGCTACATATGGTAAAGAAGAGCAAGGAATTTCTCACGCAACTCATGCTCATGCTTATGCTAAAGAAGAAGAAAAAGAAGATGATGAGAAATCATCTTGGAATGTATCTGGAAAAGATGACTCTGAATTATCAGAATCTATTAATAAACTAATTGAAGAAGCTAAAAAACGTAAAGTTTCTGAAACAACTGACTTGAATTTCTTAAAGTTCTTAAACAAGTCTCAAGTTGACAGCTTTTATGCATTATCGGATGACGAACAAGAAACTGTAAAACTTCATATAAACGAAAGAAGTTATTTCACACAGAAAGAAGTTTTGTCATTAATCGCAGAAGCTCTATCCACTAAGAACGAATCTCTTGAAGAAAGAGTAATCAGATTGATGCCTGAAAACGTTAAGCCAATCTGGGAACAGTTAACAGACTCTTCTAAAAAATCTGTGCTTTCGCAAGCTAGACTATATCCTGAAGAAGTTTTGAAAACTGAATCACAAGTTGAGCATTTTTGGTTAACTAGAAATCTCAAAAAGAACGAATCTGTAACTAAGAAATTGGTTTCACATGAAACTCTTATCCAAGAGGATAAACTTTCTGATAATGAAGCTCAAGCAATCTTAGAGAGATTCAAAAACATTTAATCTATAAAAAATCCACACCTTCAAAATTAAGGTAAATAAAGGGTTATATATAGATAATAAAAAAAATAAAATTAAATTATGTCACACATTAGAATAGACAAATCAAAAGCTATTAAGAAGTGGTCTCCAGTTTTGGAAAACATGGGTGTTACAGGTGAAAGAGTAGAATGGATGGCGGAATACGCTGAGTTTCACTCAATCAACGAAAACGCATATGTTAATGCTTCTAACGTATCTGGTATGGGTGGTGTTATCGCTGCTCAACCATCAGCACTTGCTGGTCAAACAATTAACGGTGTACAAGGTACATATGGTCCATTATCTGGTTCAGGTGATGTTGGTCAAAACTTGTTACCAGTAGCTATGAAAATTGCTGCTCAAACAATCGGTCTTGACCTTGTTGCTGTTAAACCTTCTCCAGGTCCAAAAATCGATTTACTTTACATCGACTTCCGTTATGATGATAACAATTTAGGTCAAAACGATGAAAGACCACAAGTATTCAAATTGAATATTGCAAATGCTCCTCAAAGATCATTGGTAAACGCTACTTTAACTGCCAACGCTGGTACTCAAACATCTGGTGGTTTAAGAGGAAGATGGTTCACAAACATCTACGGTTCTGCTGTAAATACTGCTAATGAACCTGGTGGTTCTAAAGCTGGTGTTGTTGAGTTCTTAGGTTTCTCACGTATTGATGGATTCCCAATGTTTAGAGCTTACAGACAGTTCAATACTGCTCATACTTTAGTTGGTACTGGAACACCTTGGACATTTGATGCTACTAGAAATACTTTTAACGCTACTCAATCTATGGTTGATCAAATTTCAACTGTTGGTACTGCATCTGTTACACCAGGTTCTGGTAATTTAACAGTTGAATTAGTATCAGCTCTTGAAGATCATATCCCAGGTTTCTCTGCAAACTGGACTGGTGGTGGTTCTGGATTCTCTGGAAACTATCCAATGGATCGTCAAATGGATGATGATACTTACTCAGGTGTTATCGGACCAAAAATTTCTTCTAAAACTATCGCAGTTGGTACTATCGAAGTATCTTCAGCTCTTAGAAGAACTGAAATTGAAGATATCAAAGCTAACACAGGTATGGATATCGTTCAAAAAATGGAAAGTATTCTTGTTAATGAATTATCTCAAACGATTTCTAGACAAATTGTTGCTAAAATCTTTGAAATGGGTGATCTTAACAGAACATCTGCTCCAGTATACACTGGTGCTCTTACTACAATCACTAATCAAACTATCTTTGACTTAGACACAGCTTACGCATCAGGTTCGCTTGGTGGTGAAACTACTCACGCTGTTCAAAGAAAACTTATCACTAAGATTGCTCACGCTTCTAACTACATTGCGACTGAAGGTCGTGTGGGTCCTGCTCAATACCTTATCACAAACGGGGGTCTTGCTGCTGCTCTTTCTGATATCTCTGGTTACACAATCAACCCAGTTAAATCTAAATTAAACGGACAAGGTCAATTATACCCTGTAGGTTCAATTGGTGATATTTCTATCTATGTTGACCCATACATGAAGTATGATGATAACAGAATCGTTCTTGGTAGAAAGAACAATCCTGACCAACCGGGTATCATTTTCGTACCTTATTTGATGGCTCAATCAATTTCTGTCATTTCTGAAGCTACATTCGCTCCAAGAATGTTACTAAGAAGTAGATATGCTGTTGCTGAAGTTGGTTGGTTCCCACAAAAACAGTTTATGACTATTAAAGTTCAAGATACTGAAAATTATCTTAACTAAAATATTCGAAATTTTCAAAAAAGACCCATTTGGGTCTTTTTTTGTTTTATACTAAAATATATAGTATATAAGATTTTTATCTTAAAAAAAATAATTTTTAAATATGTCAATAGAAAGAAATTTAAGACAAACACAATGGGGGGTGATGAGAACGGATGTTCAAGGATATTTTATTAGATTGAGTCCTGAGAATGTGATAGATTTAGTATTGG